CCCGCCTCCGGCCCGATATTCCCGGCATCTTGCTTTACGAACCCGGCGGTCTGTTGCACGCGGTCGCGGTGCGACCAGGACACGGCCAGATCGCCCGCGATGGCGGCCGGCCAGCGTTGCCCGTTGATCTGCACGTTGCCCGGCGGGTAGGGCCGCGCCTGCCGGCGCGCCATCGTCACGCTGTCCGTCGGCGCGGAAGCCTCGGACAACGATCCCAAGCCTGTCGTCGGCAGCAGCTTGGCGTCAACAGTCTCGCCGGCCAGCCATTCCGTCGGGTCGATCCCGTTGAAATCGTACGGGAAGAAGATCCGACTTCCGGCCGCGTGCGAAACCGGCACGGTGTCGAGCACGCCGCGGTCGACGGCGAGGGTGCCGGCGTCCGGGTCGATGGCGGTGACCGCCACCCATTCGACGCCGCCGACGATCGCGTACTCGCCGACCTCGACGTCGTCCATGTCGACGCCACCGGAAAAAGCAATCGTACTGCTGACGGCCGGCGGAAGATCTGCGGATAGGGTGCAGGTCGGACAAAAGTTGCCTACGGCCTGTTCGGCGAACGCCGCCAGCCCTGAGCGAGTCTTCAGCGTGAAGTTCACGGCGTCGGGCGATGGCCTGACCGCGGCGGCGATCAGATAGCCTACGTCCGCAGGCTGGGCCTGGGCGTCGTTCTCGCCGAGGGCGCGAACGATGTCCCAATAGGTCGCCTCGTATGCCAGCCGGTACGGCGCCGCGGCCGGGGCGTTATTGGGGCTGGCCCAGCCGACCGGCTGTTGCGCGGCGTAGCTGTTGGTCGGCAGGCCGAAGATATCCTCGACCGCCTCGATCGTGATTTTGCCGTCCTGGAGCGTTCCGCCCTGGACCGATCCGACCCGGTAGACGACGTCGGTCAACCCGAGCTTCTCCCAGGACAGCCTGAACACGTCGCCTGGGTGCAAGCTCCAACCTCGACGGTTAACCGTCAAGCGCACTTTCGACAAAGGAGTCGCGCGGGTCTTCAAGTCCCGCAAGGCGACTCTCTGTGCCAGAGAGTCGTCCCGAATTCCGGGATAACTGACGGTTTCGCTGACGACAGCGCCTTGAATGCGGATGTTCCCGATATCCTGGACCGTGACGGAGGATTCCTTTTCGTCAGGTGTTGTATATTTCAGGACGATCTCGTTGACCGTCTCGCCCCAAGCGGTCCTCTGGTAAGTGTCGAGACTGACGATATTCGTTTCGTTGAAGAAAGGCAGGGACGCCTTGTCGTAATCCGCGCGGACAAGCTTGATCGTGAACAGTCCGGTCGTTTGGTCCAGCCGGAACACGGCTCCGACGTGGTTGAGGATATGCTGAATATACTCGGAGACCGGACCCTGCCGATCGAAGCGCAGGGACAGGCCGAAACCATCGGCGTACAAGACGTCCGCGGCCGCTCTGAACGAGGCGTCGTCCAAGCTGTAAGCCGGATACCCCATGCCCCAATCGGCGTTGGTGACGCACTCGTAGAGGATGTGCGCCGGGTTGGCGTGGCCGCCGATATCCCGCTTCGTGTCGTACCAGCCCTTGGCCGGCAAGCGCTTGATCCTGAACGCCCAGTTCTTGAGATAAGGGTTGTTGCCGATATAGACGTGTTTCAGCACGAAGGAGAGCACCCCCCGGAACGCCGGACAATCGGCGCCGAGATGCGCCGCCAAGTACGGGTCCCGATCCTGGCTTGCTTCGCCGAACTTGAACCCGACCGTGCCGGAGACGCCCCCCTCGCGCTTCTCGCCGCCGAACAGGCCCTCGGCGCCGATGGTCACGTCCTGGGTGCCGGTGACGCTGCCGGACCAGGCGATGCGGTCGCCGACGAGGATCTGTTGCACTTCGTCCACCGGCCCGTGGCACACCGCCAGGTGCATGCCGATGTAGTATTTATATCCGACGGTCTGCTTCTTGCTGCCGAACCCCATTACCGTTTCTCCATCCGACGTGCGTGCTCGACCACGGCCTTCGCCATGGCGTCGCCGGTCGCGAGCAGATCTTCCTCAAGGATGCCTTCGCGCAAGAAGCGCTCCCAATCCAGGCCGTGGCGCTCTGCGAACGCCCGCATGCCACGGGAGCAGTAGCCGGCGTGGCCGTACAGGCTGCGGGCATGGGCGAGCGTGATCCGCACTACTTCTTGCCCCCCTTCTTTTTGATCGCCTTGGTGCCGAGGTCGCCGTACCACACGACGTTCGCACCTTTGACCGTCACCGTACCGAACACCACCGGAATTGGGCGCCCCTCTTCGGCCGTAGGGACCTCGATGGTCTCCAAGGATGCCGGCTTCGGCTTTGGGGGCTTAGGCGCCATGGACGCGGACAGCGCCGCGGTGGCGACCATCAATGCAATGTAGATGACGTCATCCCACCCCATGACCAGGAGAATCAGGGGCGCCTGATCGAGGAATTGGCCGGCTAAACTCGTCATATCCATCGGGACATCCTCATCAGTACAGCGTAGTCAATCCGAAAGGGTTCTTAAGCGGGATATAGGGGTACCCGCCGTAGTTCAACGCGTTTTGAAAGGTGTTCTTACACGTGCTCAATGTGTGATCGCAGCCAGGATACAAGGAGACGGCGGCGCCTACGGCCAGCGTCTGTGGCGGGAACAGGACCGTGACGGCGGAGCCGGAATGTTCCACGATCATTCGAGTGTCCGTGTTGCCCGAGAGAGTCTGCCAGGTCAAATAGCCCCCGGCGAAATACCCCGAGGCGTAGCCCCCCGCGGAAGCTATCTGGATCTGTCCGCCCGCTACGGACGCAACGACTCCAAGCACCTTGAACATTTCCGCGTTCAGCCGGCACGCCGCGCCATACACCGTGAGAGGGCACGATCGCTGGTACATCCGGCGTAAAGCGTTCCGCCGGATGGATGTGTTCACGGACTCGGAACGCAGGACAGCCTCTCCGCCGCGCCATTCTCCGTTGAGTACCCGTCCGATCCAGATAGGCTGTGCTTCCAGGTCGTCGCGGTGCTTCCTCCAGATTTTGAGCGTGACGACAGAATCCGGCGGGTAGAGCCGGAACAGATCCGCGACAAGGTTATCGCGAGGCACAGTTACCTCGATGTAGTCGCGGTTCAGGTCGAAGGACTCGTCCACGGGCGTCCGAGTGATCGCCGCGCGTTCGAACGTCTTGCCTGAGTGGACATGATCCTCGTCGGCGGACGTGTATCGCCAAAATTCCACCCCGTGTTGAAATTCATAAAGCTCAACAGCGTTGCCCGAATAGGCGGAAGCTTCCAGGACGCTATACGTCATAATGAAGGGTCCTCACCGTGTGCGACGATTCGGCGAACGCCGCGGTCCGCCAGGCGATTTCGACCTGATCCTGGTCCAGCCGGACCAGGGACAGGAACGACACCTGCCGGATGTCGTCCGGCTGAATCGCGGCGCTGCCGAGCGCCGAATCGATCTGCAGATTTTCCTCCGCGTCCGACAGGATCGCGGCGTCGGTCAGCCGGCGGTAATGGATCGCGCCGTTCCGGAGCTGGATGCGGATGTCCTTGCGGCCGTTCTGCTGCCGGGCGTATTGCGCGTAGCCGGTATTCCGGACGGTGATCTGCGTGGCGTTGGCGCCGATCGGCTGGGTGACCGTGAAGTCGCTCGTCTGGCTTGGGAACCAGAAGGGCGTCAGCCGCCCCGACAAGGCTCCCAGCATCCTTCGGTACCGGTCGACGTCCGCGCGTCCGTTCAGGAACCAGCGGAATTGCTGCAACCGGTTCGGCACGGCGCCTTCGTACTCGACGAACGCCGGTCCGGTCTGGTAGTCGAATTCGGCGATCTTGTGAACGAATTCGGCTTCGAGGCTGCCCGCCCAGTTCGGCGCGTCCTCCAGCACGGGCAGCCCCCGGTACGCCGGGTACGTGTCCGGCGCTCCCAGGGTTCCGGCGTCGTCGAACCGGAAATTGACGACCAGTTCGGCGACGTCGCCGGTCAGCCGGGTCAGCGCTTGCCGGGCGCCGATCCGCCCGAGCCGAGCCGGGTAGACGTAGGAGGACTTCGGCCAGGAACCTTGCAGAGGGTTCTTCAACGTCAGCGCGTTCGAGGTTACCGACAAAATCTCCTGAGCCTCCGCGCGGCCTTGGTGATCGGCGAGAACGACGAGCCCGCCCTCTTCGAACTCCGCGAAAACCGTGTCCAGCGACAAGGACGTGGCGCCGACGCCAGCGTTAGCCGCGAGCATCCGTTGATCCTGCCAAACCGGTACGGCGAACGGGCGATGCTGCCAGCCCCACAAGGCGTTCTCCAAATCCTGTCGTTCTCTGCCCCACGCCAGCACTTGAAACTCGTATTCCCGCCTGGGTTTACTTCTAAGCTTGATCCGTTGTTCGGAGTTATCGTAAGCGGTCAACACGTCGGTCAGCCACTGCCAGCGCTCGATGACCTCGCGTTTCCAATTGGGGCGCGTCTTCCAGATAACGGCGCGGTTGCCCAGGATGTTAAGCGAGAGCGTCGTAGAGAAGCCGAACACGTACTCGGCGTCGATTTTGGGGGACCCGACGTTGCTGATTTGCAGCGTGATCGTGACGGATTCGAGCGGCTTGTATGTGTACGGAGGCGCTTTGCCGACCGGGATATCGACGGCGATTCCGTCGGCCCCCGTGCCGGAAAGACTGCCGAGTGTCTGGCCCGCTTCCAGATACCCGTTCCACACATCGACCGTGCGAGTCTGAGTAGAGAGCAGGTTGCCAAGATCGAGAGCCCTGACAGACAAGTGCACCCTGTTGTAAAAATCCTCCAGAAACGAAGGAAAGGCGATGCCGGGGTCAACATGTCTCGGCGAGGCGGCGACAGCGAGCGCCTGCGCCCCCAGGGAAGGCCCGCCAAGGTCCGCGCCCACGCCTCCCAAAGGCGCTGGAAGCGTCCTGGGCGCCGCCAGATTCTGCGTGCAGTAGGCCGGATAAGCTCCGGACCACGTGGCGACACCTTGTCCGTGAAACCCGATCAGCGCAGACATTACGGCGCGTACCGGTAAGCGATACCGTACCCGTCGGCCTGCGTCTTGGAAGGGAAGACCTTCCAATTATCGGAACCCAGAGAGTAAGTCTCGCCGGGAACGAAGTTCGTGGCCTTGCAAGTCCGTAAGTGAGGCAGGTACCCGACCGGCTGAAAGAGGCCGCTCGTCAGCCTGGCGTACAGGTGGACAGGTATCAGACACGTTAAATTGTTAAACGCGTTGACCGAGTTCTGAATCAGGCAATCGTCCGGGAAGTTGGCGCCGGCCAGCCAGCCCGCGGGGTAGACGTTTGTCGAGGACCCTCCGCGCAAAAGGTAGTCTGTGTCTTCCGTCCACCAACCGTTCCTGCCGTCCAAGTTGGCTCGCAGCCAGGACGTGCCGACACCTTGAGCATTGTGTGCGACCGAAAATTCGAACGGTAACCGACGATACCCTGATCCTGGGTATGGGTCGGCCATCCCGCACGATCCGTACATGAACGCCCCGCCTGTAAATAGGTCTGTTTTGAGAATCTCTCCGAACAGCAGATGCTGGAACTCTCCGGACGGAAGCTGGATGACGCAGGCGATCATCTCCGGGTTGGCGAAACCGAACATCCAGTAGATCGGAACCGAGCCACTGATCGTGGCGATCCGGGTGCCGTAGTAATTCCCGGCGTCCTGAGAGGATACTGGGGCACCGGGTTGATTCGTTACACTTTTTGCTGCGTCGTAACTGTCCGACATGGACAGCACGACCCCCGTGGTAACAGGTAACCCTAAAATAACCGAGGAAGATGGAACCGGGTCCTCGTTGCTCATGGACCGCAGGTTAGCGAACAGCGTGCCTGTGTTGCCAGTTTTTTGCAGGTTCACGCGAACGCCGGCCCCCTCCGAGTCGTGCCGGTTCACGGTCCAGCCGTTGAGCACGGCAAAGTTCATCAGTTTGACCAGAAGATCGTCTCGGTCGGTGGCGCTGCCGGTGGAATAACTCATGAGAGACGTACCGCAAAGAAGTTATCGTTGCCGGCCTTATTCAGATTCGTAAACACGGTCCAAGTCTCGGAGCCCACAGTGATCGAATTTTCGGCGGAATTCCCTTGTCCGGTGACAAACTTGACGCCTTCCAGTTCCCCGCAATTCGCGGAGGACTCGAAATCCGTCAGGATTGCGGGCAGCAGAAGGTGTTGCCCATCCCTCTGCGGCGCCACGAGGTGTGCGTAACTGCCTCCTGGGTAGCTCATGAACGGGGGCGCGTAATAGGCTGAACCAAAGAGATTGGATATCCAAGGGTAAACTCCCAACGTGCCTGCACTGCGGGCGATATTTACGGACCCGCTGCCTCCTTGGTATCTGTTGTGCGCCGACTTCCAGTTGCCCGACGGCATTCTTAAACGCGCCGCGCTGTAGCCGGTGCTCTCTGACCCACCGGCCCCCCCATACACCCCAGGATCGACGAACAGCCGGTGGTCGTAATTGTCAAAATTGCGATGGAGGTAATTCGAATAATCGGCCTGGGCGTTGCCTGTGATCGTTCCGCCGATGAACAACGGATACGGGTACTGCGCGGGCGTCGCGTAAGGCAGCAAGAACCCCAGGTAGCACCCCTCGTACCCGGCGCCAACCCTCCCGAACACCATGAATCGCCGGCCGTTCGCCACGATCCAATATCGGAACGGCTGATCGAGCCAACAGACCTGCGGCGGGTAGGCGTTTAGCGCTCCGGGCTGAAGGTCGAAAAGCAACGAGGACGAGAAGCCCGTGTACCCCTGCAAACGCCAGTTGTACCAATCTCCCGCTTGGTTCCGGTAAGCTCTGACCCCGCAGTAAATCTGATCGCTGCCAGAACTGCCGGGACCTCTGACGATCATTTCGGGGCCGTCGCCATCCTTGGCGACATTGACCAAGTCGTGCGCGTCGTGAAGCCTCAACTCGTTGATAACGGTAAAGGCGGTGTCTCCGTTGTTCGCCGTGACATACACCCGCCAAAAGCGGTGGGCTCCGGCAGTGCCCGAAAGGGAGAAACTGCGGTACTCGCCGCCTTGCCACGCCGTCTGCCCGGTGACCGTCGTATCGGTAGTCCACGCCACGCCGTCGTCGGAATACTGGATGTGAAAATCTTTTATCGACCGGTCTGTCTGCGTGCTGCTGAAGTAACTGGCAAGGAGCGCCTTACGGATCTCGATCGGCTTGCTGAACTCTACCCCAAGGTGGCTGTTCACGTGCCCGCCGGACGCGGACATCCAATAGGCGGACGTCGTGTCGTCGAAAGCCTTCGCTGCCGCGTTGCCGCTTGAATACTGCGAGCTTGCGAAATACCCGACCGGCTGCGCGCCCGCGCCGTGCCACCTCTCGACAACCCACGGCTGCGCCGCCAGCCCGTTGCTTTGGGTGCTGAACACGATAGTGTCGTTGACCGCGAAGTTCGCCGTTCCGTTCGCGATCTGAAAAGCGATTTTGCCGTTGTCGTAGGCGCCCCCCACCGATGCGCTCGCCTGCGCCCCCGACACGCTGCCCACGACGGAGAATACCGCGGACGCGCCGCCCGTCGTGCACGTCAGCGTCCACGTCTCGACCGGAGTCGTAGCGAACGTGTGCAGACTGTGAAGGGTGCCGTTGCCCGTGCCGGCAATCACCGGGGAGGACACTAAAGGATACCCTATCAGCACCTCGCGGAGGCGCTTCAGCAACTCGACATGATCGCCCGCGACAGCCGCTTCCCAAGCCACGAGGCTACCTCACTATCTGCCGAACCACGCCGGCGTTGCGCTGAATGTGGTTGATGATGACCCGCTCGCCCGCCGGGCTCGACAGGTAGTCGTGCACCAGGTTGGGGTCGAGGGTGTTAATGATGCGGATCGAGCTCGCCGGTCCGCCGCCGGCCGCCGCGGCCATTCGATCCACCAGCCCGCCGTTGGCGTAGCCGGCGCTCGGGAGGCTCGGCCCCTGGGTGAGACGATGGAGCGCCTCGAGAAAGCCGACCCCGAGCCGCCCGACTGCGGGCGCCGAGAACACGTATTCGCCCTTGTGCACCACGCCGGCCGGCTGGGTGCGTCCGCCGGGGCCGGTGTAGCCGCCTTCGGCGAAACCGAACAGCATCAGGAGGTTGGAAATCCAGTTGCCGAAGCCGGCGCCGCCGGCACCGAGCCCGCCAATCGATCCGATCGCGCCGCCGGCTCCGAATAGTCCGCCGATCCCGCCGATCCCGCCGAGCAATCCGCCCGCCGCGCTCGGCGTCTTGCCGCCGAAGATCGCCCCGAGGATATCCTGCGCCAGCGCTTCCGCCGCCATCCGCCGCAAGGTGTTGGCGAAGCTCAATGCCATGCCCTCAAGTCCGTCCCGGAACGGATCGAACAGGAAGTCGGCAAAGGCATCCTGGATGTTCTCCGCGGCCCGTTGGGCGAACTGCGACATCCGGTCGGTTTGGGTCTTAAAGTCTTCGAGCGCCTCGGCTGAGATCAGCCGCTCGACGATCTGAACGCCCTCGGCGTGGCCGGCGGTTCGGAGTTGTTCCAGGAAGTCCCGATATTGATTTTGCAGCACGGTCAGCCGCGCCCGGAAAAGTTCTTGCTGCTCGGGCGGGACGACGATATCGGCCGGATTGACCTTGTCCTTTCGCAGCTCCAGGAGCCTCAGCCGGAACTGGTCGAGCCGATCGGCCAGATGGCGGTCGCGGTCCGCGATCTCGGCCCGAGCCTCGGCGACGATCTCGCCCTTTTGCACTTCGAGCCGACCGATCTCGCTCAGAAGCCGCTCGATGTCGCCCGTCAAACGCGCCTCTTCGAGCGCCGATTTACCTCGGTCGGCGGGAAGGTTGAGCCGCGACTGCCGGGCGATGTCGATCTCGCGCTGCTTGGCCTCGATCTCGGCGTCGATATCCGCCTGCCGCAGTTCGGCGAGCTGGGCGTAATAGGTCCGGTGATCGATCAGGTTTCGGTCGAGCTGGCGCTTCAAGGCCGCTTCGCCCGCCTCGAATCCGGCCTGCCGTTCCTCCAGTTCCAGGCGGGCGGCATCGCGCCGAAGTTCCAGCCGGGCCCGAATTTCCTGCCGCGCATCGTCCAGGAGCGAGGCTTTGGGCTTTTTCTCTTTGACGGGGAGAGTTTTGATGTTCGAGGTGTCGATCGGCTCCGAATCACCGGATGCGGGGTCGGCTTTCCGGGTTTTCGCCTCGATGCGCGCCATCAGATCGGCCGCTTTCCGCTCGGCGTCTTTCAACTGC